CTCAGGAAACTCCATCCGCTTCTTAAACGAATCTAACAAAATTACATGAGGGTCGTTTTCATTCTCATCCTTATAAAAAACCCCCCAAGTCGTACACGCACTATAGTCACTACGCTCATTCTTTGTAAACGCCGTGTCCCAACTCTGGATAATAAATTCACATCTCGGCGGATCATCGCTCTTCCACCTCTGCCACCATTCCCTCTTAACCAACGCACCCTCTTCGCCAGTAGGTGTCTGCTGATATTGAGCATTCCACTTAGAAGCCGGCAACTCTTCCTTAAGAGCCTCCAATTCCTCCAAGCTCCAAAACTCCGGCCATAAAGGCTTACCACTCGGCATAATCGCCGGCAGTTCAATAATCTCCCACTCATCCCCTCTATCTCTCTTAATAGAGTCCTCAATAACTTTGCCAGTTAAATCACTCTGACCCCACCTCGTCATAATAATTACAATCGCCCCACCTGGCTGCAAACGCTGTCTTGGCCCAGATGTGTACCACTCATACACCTTATCGTAAATCTCAGGGTTCCCCGCCGCCAAAGCAGCCTCCTGCTCAGAATGCGGGTCATCTATTATTAATAGATCAGCACCCTTGCCCGTAACAGTTCCCCCAACACCAATAGCAAAATACTCTCCACCCTCACTCGTCGCCCATCTTCCAGCCGCCTTGCTATCTTGCCTCAAGCTAACACCAGGAAAAACCGTCCCATACTGATCCGACCCAACTAAGTTCCTGACCTTACGCCCAAACCCAACAGCTAACTCGCCAGTGTTAGAACACTGAATAACCTTCTTTTGAGGAAACCGCCCAAGAAACCAACTCGGCAATAAATACGACCCAAACTCACTCTTCGTATGCCGCGGCGGCATATTAATAATCAATCTCTTCAAAGTCCCATTTGCTATCGCCTCAAATTTCTTAGCCACCAATGCATGATGCCGGCCCGCCACAAACCCCGGCCACATCATCTTTACATAAGCCATAAACTTCTCTTGCGCCTTCTCCCTGTCCAGCGCAGCCCGATACTCCCCCACCTGAGCCAGTAACTTCTCCTGCTCAATAGGCGACAAACTACCAATCAATTCATCTAACTTACTCAATCAAGTTTCCTAAAGTTTATGTAAACCGGCCGAATCGTCCTGTGCATCCCATCAACTTTCTTCAAAACCCCAATCCGCACCAACCGATCAACCAAATTCTTAGTGTTCCCCAACCCCATCTTCCCGCGCTGATCCGCAATAGTCTGTAACGTAGGACTACACCCATACATCTTCCAGTACTCGTCCACTATCCTAAAAACCTCAACCTGCGCCGGACTCATAATCTTCTCCAAACACCCCTCTAAATTTTTCAAAATATATACCCCCCACCCCTTTTATATACCTTTTTAGATATATTAATTCCCGTTTATATTCTTAAAACACATTATAACGTTATAGTCCACCCGCTAAAAGTTCTAAAAATATACCCCCCCCTATGTTTCTGCTTCATCTTTAGTATCCATTTCTAAGGGTGATTGTTCGAGTGGAATAGTATGTGTATAGATCTGGGTGCCGCCCTGGTCAAAAGGGGTGGTGGGGGTAGGGTGGGGGTCGACGGGTGCGAGTTCGTCCAATAAAGCAGAGGCATCTATTTCGACCGCGTCGCTGGCACCGGCCTTCATCATCTCGCGCAGTTGTTGCATGATCTGCGCGCGCGCGTCAATGCTGGTCTTGATGGTGGTGATCTCTTTGCGTTCGGTGAATGCTGCCACTTCGGTTACTGTGCCTAATACTTTGGCGGCCTGTATGCGGGCGGAGGGTTTTGTCTCGGGATCGATGACCACTTGCACAAGGGAATGAATTACTAGGTCGCGCAGTTGTCCAGCGTTACGTTGTTTAGCCGCCTCGTTAGCTAGCCTATATGCTTCTATCTCTCGTTTTATTCTAGGATCTGCCGCGAGGGTATAAGGTGCGGTAACTATTGTGGAGGGTGCCGGATTAGCTTTATATGCTTTCCGGTATGCGCTGGCTTTTGTTTCTCCATCTGCTACACCTTTGGCAAAACGTTTTTGTTTTGTAGTTAGCTCACCGGAAACGGAAAGTATTCTATCCATGGGTATCTGTGATAGCCCTTCCCTAATCTGCTTACGAGTCATAACCATAGCTGTTCCGCTTCGCTTTAAACAATGCCCGCATTCTAGGGGAAAAAGTGCGGAAAATCAAACCGACCTGGCATTAATCACACCCTGGACGAAAAACCAGTAGGGTTTCCATATGGTCTAACTGTCGCATATGTGACTGACAGATATTTCTAGCTATGAATAATCAGTACTGCACCAAGTGCAAAAACCTATAAACAACCAAGGAAACAAACCATGAAAAACACCCCCGAACTGTCAGCCATTGTCGACCGGATCGCCCAGCTTAAGGCGCAGATATCCGACCTCACCCAAGAAGAAGGCGCATTAAAAGCCGCCTTGATTGAATCAGGCCTTCAGGCCGTCAACGGCACCGAACACCGCGCCGCGATTAGTTGGACTTTTAAAAAGACTACAGACTGGCGCAGCATCGCGGAGAAATTCGAGCCCAGCCATCAATTGATCACCGCTCACACCTCAGAAGGTGAGCCCTACGCGTCCGTCCGTCTATTTGCCCGCAAACAAGGAGCCTAAACCATGTACACCGCACAAATTAACCAATTCGGAAACGTTATCGTATGCAAAGGGGATGCCGTCCGCAATTCCTACAAAATCATTTTCTCCGGCACCTACGCCGAGTGTCTTCAATTCAAACTCAAAGGTTAAACCATGAAAACGCAAAAACTGACTTTCCATTGTGACCCCTCCCACGGATGGCTTGAAGTCCCACGCGCGGACGCTATAGCCCTTGGCATAGCCGACAAAATTAGCCGGTTTTCTCATATCGGAGGCCATAGCCTATATTTAGAAGAAGATTGCGACGCGTCGCTATACCTAGACGCGGCCAAGGCCGCCGGTTATACGTTAAACATTAACGAACGCTATACAGACACCGATTCACCAATCCGCAATTTTGACCAATACACAAACAAGGTGCCAGCATGAAAAAACCCCTCGGATATATCGCATATGAAGGCCGCAGCCGGATCGATGGTAAGCCCATTGTCGTTATCATTAACCGAATCGACACCGACAGCGCGAACGATAAAACCGGCGCGCTGGTGCAATCATTCATTCTCCGCGCTGATATCCCACCGATGGAGGCCATCAACACCGGCGCGGATCGCTCAATATGCGGAGACTGTGAACACCGCCCACTAATCGCAAAGCAAGCAGGCAAAGCCCCTTGTTATGTCGCAGTATGGCAAGCCCCGCGCTCAGTCTATGCTGCATACAAGGCCGGACGCTATGAGAAGGCCTCACCCGCCCAGCTACGCGCCATCCTCCGAGGCCGCAAGCTAAGAATCGGAACTTATGGGGATGGTGCCGCCGCACCGGTGGAATTATGGGAAGAACTGACCGCGGAAACCGCAGGCCATACCGGTTATTCGCATCAATGGAAGAGGCCGGACTTTGATCATGCCCGCTGGTCACCGCTTGTAATGGCCTCCGCTGATAGCTTAGATGATGCCGCGCTCGCGAATCTTTTCGGTATGCGGGTTTTTAGGGTTTCAATTGGTGCCGACAAACAACCGGCTGAGGCCATATGCCCCGCATCAAAAGAAGCAGGCCGCCGCGCCACCTGTGAATCATGCCTATTGTGTGCCGGTACCAGCAAGGCCGCGCGCGATATCGTAATTCAAGACCACGCAACCGGCAGCCAGCGCCGCGTTATTCAACTTCAAACCGCATAAAGGGAAAACCATGCAAAAAATAATGTTAGCCAAATTTGCCGGAAGGGATGCGCGCACCGGCGCACCTATCAGAAAAGGGGATGAAATTATTTTTGACACAGCCACCCGCCTAGCGTGGCACACGGACGAAGATGAAGGCCGCCTAAGCTTTACCACCACCACCCCGCCCCATATACGCGCGGACTATGTGAGCCATGTTTTCAATTTCGGCAATGGCCGCGAATACTACAGAAACAAAAACGGACGATGCGAAGACGCGCCATGTTGTGGCTGCTGCACAATTTAAAGGGGAAACCATGACACATAGCGAATTAATCGAGTTTATCTTAGATGTTGTAGATGCTTTACCCCACGCAAGCCGCGAATGGTTAGAGAACTACATTTTTAACCGGCAAACACATTTCACGCGGGCAGAAATTGCAACCGCTATTAAATGCACAATTTAAAGGGGAAACCATGGAAGACCAAACACCAAACCACGCCAGCACACCGGCCGACATTGTCGATTATTACGACCGGCACCTAAACCTCACCCTTCGAGAATTGTCGGCCATGACCGGCCGCACAATTGCAAGCTTGAAAAAAATCATATTGCAAGACGAGGCAACCAACGCAAGGGGCAACCCATGACACACACAGAATCAGACTACATCAACGCCGGACACCGATACGAACGCGGAACCACGCCCGCGGAAACCCTCCGGCGCATGATAGAGGCCGAACGCATAGACGACCGATCCGAGGCGCGCCGGTTGATCCAGCAAGGCCGCAAAGAAGCCCGAAAAAAATAACCACAACCCCGACCAGGTTAATCGCGCGGGTCTTTTCACGCGTGAATGTACCTGCTACATTCAACCCTTCCACACATAATGAGAGTCACGCTTATGCACCCCATAAAAACATTTACAAACGAGGCCGACGCACTCGCTGCGCGGGTTTTCAAAACAGAGTCAGGCTTCCTTGTCACGCTTAAGGACACCGAAAGCCAAAGAGAATTGCCCACCCGCTGGCATTACTACGAAGAAGAGCGCGCCATCAAGCGCGCCGAGTTTTTAGCATTCCCCGAACGTTTTACAACCGAACCTTGAAAGGACAGAGTCATGCTTAAAGAAAAAATATCGGACGCGCTTTTTGATATGTACGACATACGCAACGCGCTTTCCAAAACAATAAAAAACAGGCCAAAGGATAACGACGGCTCAATTTTTACAGTTAACGATTGCATTGAAAACGTGATCGAATTTTTAGAGCAATTAAAAGGAGAACAGAACCATGCTTGACATTTACCAAGCCAACGGATACCACGACCGAACCCAGTACTTAGCCACACTCAGCGAGGAATACCCGCGAGATGTTGTTTATGCCCTTGCCGATATGCTAGGCCGCTCCGAAGACTTTGACGGCCTTGTCACAGCTTTACAGGATTATGCGGTGGACTTTTTGTAATGAGCAAATACAACATATTCCACCACGACCACGATTTTCTAGCCAGCGACAGGCTGGTGGAAAATGCCGAGGCCATGCTTGTTTTATTGAAACACATGATCGCAGCCACCAACCGCGAAGACCGCGACAACCTAATCGACAGAGCAAAAGCAATAACCCAACACATTGAAACAGGAGCCTAAACCATGAACTACTTTGAAAAATCAGATCAAGCCATCACAAAATTATCACTCGATATCATGGGGCAAGCCCCGCGCTTTATGGCAATGCTGGACGGCTTTGTGCTGGAAGGCCGCGAGGTTGCCACCTTTCCGCGCATGGTGGCCGTCTTTATGAAGCAGTACAAAGTCACGCTCGCGCAACCGGATGCCGAAATTTTGCCAGTTATTAAGATGGTTATCACCCAGCTTGAAGACAGCAGGAAAGACGCGGAGAGGGTTTTCAACATTCCTACACCCTTACTTGAAACAAAATACAAGGGATGCGGGAATGGCATTGTGACCATCGAAAAGGCCACGCGTAAGGTGTTGGACTTTGACTACACCGACTCGAAACTGCGCGCGCTCGAAGAGCAAAACATTAGCATGACCAAGTCCGCCGGTAGAACAATCCGCGAAGACGAAGTCACGATCACATACCGCGCCAACTTTTCGGCCTGTCAAGTCTGCTTATTTTAAAAGGTGAACACATGAAATACGAAGTAACCATCGAAGCGCGGATCACCAAAACATACACAGTAGAAGCTGACAACCAAGATTTAGCCTACGAATTGGCGCATGAGAGTTTTAGCGTTTTACCGGATGAAGCGCAAGAACATTACGAGCAGGAAACCACAAACATAAGTCCAGCATAAAAGGTGAACACATGAAAATCGAACTTAAAAACATCAAGTACAGCAAATTCGCAAGCCACGAAACCTCATGCTATGAGGCCACGATTTATATCGATGGTAAGAAAGTCGGTACTGTGGAGAACGGAGGCTATGGGGGTTGTGACTCTGTCCACCCTTACCAAGTGGCACAACAGATTGACGCATATGCAAAAACGCTGCCAAAAACTGTTTGCGGTTTCAACGATCCCGAAACCGGCTGGTTTGCCGAAATGGAACAAACCCACGAAACCATTTTCGGCGACATTCTAGCCAACTGGCTACACGCGAAAGACCTCAAGCGCGCCATGTCGCGATCCGTCATGTTCACCCGCGAAGATGGCCGCGTGTACCAATCCATGAGCATGGAAAAAGCAGCCCTAGCAAAGTATTTGTCCGAGGGTAAATTGCACGAGGCGCTCAAAGCCAAAGAAATATTAAACCTTTTGCCGCTCAACAAAGCGCTGGAAATTTACAAACAGGGAGCCTTAGCATGAAAAAATTTGACGTTCAATATGCCCGCATAGAGCATTTTGTGTATCTGCTTGAAGTAGAAGCAGAGACAGAAGA